TTGGTTTCAAAGTCAAGGATGCTGATTACATCAAGGAAACTGACGGATTAATGATTAAGGATGCTGAGTTGTTTGAAGTATCGGTTGTTTCGGTACCATGCAATCAAGCAGCTACTTTTTCGCTCGCGAAGTCATTTGACTCAGAAGATGAGTACAATGAATTTAAGAAAACTTTCACCAATCGTGTAGATCTAGCCGGTCAGTCTCTGGCTAAGGACGAAGATACTTCTTCAAATATAGCTAGTGACACACCGCAAAGCGTGGAGAAATCCACAGATCAGGAGATCAAAATGGAAAATAATACTTCCTCAATCGACTTGGAAGCATTCGCTAAGCAAGTAGCTGATGAAACTGCTGCTAAAATTGCAATGAAACAAGCCGAAACAAAAGCCGCTGAACAAGCGGAAGCTAAAGCTGCTCAAGAAGCTGCTGACGCAAAAGCTCTAGAAGCTGATAGCATCAAGAGCTCAATCCAAACTGGCATCGAAACTGGCGTTGAAAAACTTCAGTCAGACCTTGAAAAAGAGTTTGAGTCTAAAGATGCTGACCATGCTGCAATCGTAGCTAAATATCAAGCTGACCTTGACGAGAAAGGTGCTGAACTAGAAGCTATGCGTTCTAGTAAGCGTGATTTTTCAGGCCGCACAGGAGCAGAAGCAACAGGTTCTGAAATCCTAGGCGCTCACATTCTTGGTAAAATTACTGGTAAAGGTTATGACACTGACTACGGTAGATCTATTGTAGAGAAAGCTGGTGCTGGTGTAACTGCTACTGGTAACGTAACTATCTCTCTTGACACTACAGTTAATACTCAGTTTGAAGAAGAAGTTAAGCTAGAGCAAAAAGTAGCGGGTCTTTTCCGTGAAATCGCTGTAAATGGTGCTGCTACTGTTCTTCCTGTTAATCCAGATGCTGAAGCAGCTACTTTTGCTACTGCAGCAGCTGCAGGTAACTTGGAAAGCTTTACTAATGGCGTTGCTAACTCTTCCAATGCCTATAATGTAGGTCAAGTAATCTTGAAGCCACATCGTTTAATCTCAAGTACTAACTTGTTAAACGATACAGACGAAAAGACTCTTGTATCTCTTCTTCCAATGCTTCAAAATGCTATGGCTCGCGCTCACGCACGTGCTAAAGACAAAATGTGCTTATTCGGTGATAGCGGCGTAAGTATTGATGGTCTACTTGGTGATTCTGGTGTTGACTCAGATACTTCTGGTCTATCTGCAGATGTTTCTGCACTTGGCGGTAATGCTGTTACTGATTTCGACATCGATGACGGCGATTTACTAGCTTCTCCTCAGATTATTAAAGCTCGTTCGCAAATGGGTAAATATGGTCTTAATCCTAATGATGTAGCAGTAATTGTTAGTCCTTTAGGCTATATGGAACTTATGCAAGACACTGCTTTTGCTGACGTTTCGCAAGTAGGTGAGTTATCAACTAAAGTATCGGGCGTTGTAGGTTCTATCTACGGAATGCCTGTAGTAGTTTCTGATTTATTAACTAAAGCAAATAATACTACTTCTTTTGCTATTGTTAATACTCGTAACTATGTTATTCCACGTCTACGTGGTGTAAGCATTGAATCTGATTACTCAGTAACTAATCAACGTACTGATTTAGTTGCTAGTCAATCAATTGGCTTTGCTGAGCTAGTTGCAGGTTATGCTCTTAATAACCCAGCAGTTCACGCGATTCACCAAACATAATAGTAGTAATACTTTTAAACTTCGGGGAGGTTCGCCTCCCCCAAGTTTTTACTAATGGACTTATAGAATATGGCAGATTTAATAACACTTGCAGATTATAAAACAGCACAAGGGATTACGGGTTTACAACAGGATACTCGTTTAACTCCCTTGGTCGCTTCCGTGAGTCAATTAGTAAAAACTTATTGTAACAATACCTTTGTAGACCACACTACTACTACAAAAACAGAAGTATTTGATATAGTATATGGAGAAAACTTTGTACAGCTTACAGAGTCTCCAATTATTGCAATAACTAGTGTGTCTGAAAGAGACGAACCTACAGAAAGTTATACCGGTTTAGTAGAGAATACAGATTACTATGTAGATGTAAAAACTGATAGTATCTATAGAATATCAGGAAATGTTGATAAACCTTTTCAAGTAGGTAGAGGCGCAGTAACTGTAGTATATACAGCAGGTTATGCCACTGGCATACCAAAAGATTTACAACTAGCTGTTATTGATTTAATTACTTACTATCATAAAGACGAGCATAAAACTCGTCAAACCATAGCGGGTGCGAGTTTACAGAATCAAGGTACTACAAGTCAGCGAGGTAACGTAGGCTTCCCAGACCATATTAAAAGGGTCTTGGATTTATATAAGAACTTCTAATGGCCGTAAAGGACATAAAGCTTTTTGCACAGAATTTAGAAACTGCAATTTTCAAAAGTTCAGAGGAGTTCCGTAAAAGAGTAAGTGATTTTAAAGTACATGAAATATCTTTAGATGTAGAAGATATTATTAAACAAGTTGAGTATGAGATGTACATAAGAGAGAACCCCGAAGGTTCTGACAGAAAGGTACAACTTACTCCAGCGACAAAAAAGATAGTAAGAGATGGCGTTAAAAAAATGGTACATACTTTGTACGACCATTTTAACCCTACTAACTACAATGCTAATAAACAAAAATGGACAATAAGTAGTGATTTAGTAGGAAATAAAAACAGCTTTACTTTTATTCTTGCATCAAAGCCACAAAAATCAGCGAATGTTTTTAACACTTTTAAAAGACAAAAACAAATCGCACAACGACCTTTATTGAAGGCTTTAAATAAAAAGCTAAGAGAGTTAAATAAAGGCAGTAAAGGTTTTCAAAGAGAAAAAATCTCCGCAAGAGGACAAGGTTTTCTAGATATTGGGCATGGAAAGGGAGCTGCTGTAAACAGTCAAAGAGCTCAAGTAATGGAAGAGGTTATAGGCGGTTTTTCGGACAAAAATACAAGTTCAATAGTAAACAAGTTTTTAACAGATTTACAAGATTCAATAAGTATCTCAGTACAGAAATCTGATAAAGGCCCTCCTATAGATACAATTACTGTAGGGTTAGAAAGTAAGAATTTAAATAGGAAATCCGCTTCAAAAGATAAAAAAGAGGTTGGTAAATTAAATCAATTACTAAAAAAGGAAGTTGAAAAATTTGCTGAAGAGTTTGCCTATATGGAAGGGTCAGACTCTTCAGTACAAAAAAGAGCAAAAATAGTAGTATCTAACTTTGTAGGCCCTTTAAAGAATAATAAGAAAGTAAAAGTATCTGGGCCTGATACTAAAAAAGCTAAAAAATCGCATAAAGGGAAAGTAAATTCTAAAGGTAAAAATCCAAGAGGTCGCTCAGTCAAAGTAGGAGTCAAGCCTCGAAAGACAAAAGCAAAGAGAAGAGCGGCAAAAAGTATAAGCGGTCAGCCACTAGCACTCTTAACAGCGCTGAATAAAGAACTTCCCGATACTGTAAGAAAAAATATGAATGCGCCAGCTCTTGAAAATCGTAGCGGTACATTCGCAGATAGCGTCAAAGTAACAGATGTAATGCAAACAAGTAAGGGATACCCCAGTATAGGGTATACATATAAAAGAAACCCTTACCAAGTGTTTGAAGTTGGAACTGGAGATGCTAGATGGGCAACTCCTGAAAGAGACCCAAGAAGATTAATTGACAGATCTATCCGAGAAATAGCAGCAGAGTTTGCAATCGGACGATTCTATACTAGGAGAATATAATGGCAACAAGAGATTACACAACACGACGATTAGGTATTGTAAATGCTCTTGTTGAGAAATTAAAAGATATAAATGGAGAGGGATTTTTTCTTACTAACTTAAACGAAAATATCTCCCCCAGATTGAAGTTTTGGGATGAAGTAGAGGAGTTTCCTGCAGTTCATCTCAATGCCGGTTCTGAGACTCGAGAGTATCAAGGAAACGGTTATAAAGATAGGTTTCTTTCTGTTACACTACGTTGCTACGTACAAGCAGAAGATTCAGTATTAGCATTAGATGAATTATTAGAAGACGTAGAAACGGTACTAGAAAGTAATTCACGTTTAGAATATGAGGATAGAAGAGGTAAGACTCAATATACTCAACAAATCACTATCATTAGTATTGATACTGATGAAGGTGTACTTGAGCCTTTAGGAGTCGGTGAGATGACTATAGAGGTTCGATACTAGAAAATACAGGCACGAACAAAAGTTCACGTCCTTGTCTTTTCAAGATACATAGGAGAAAACTATGGCAGATTTATTATATTTTAGTAGAGATACTAAAGTCGTTCTACAGAAAGGTTCTGATCGTTGGGAACTTCCTGTTTTGGATGGCTTTTCATTCTCTCAAGCAACAAACACTTCAGAGATTACTCTGCAAGAAATGGCAGCACCTGGAGCATCCAGCACTGTTCGTCGTGGTAAGGCAATGTTCAATGATTCTCTCGCACCTGCCGAGTGGAATTTCTCTACATACATTCGACCCTTTAAATCAGCGGGTGGTGGTACTGGTGCAGCTTCTGCTGTTACAGACCATCACGCAGTTGAAGAGCTATTATGGGCAGCTTTTGTAGGTGATGCAAACTATACAAACAGTAATGCAGCGGGAGCTGTTACTAATGTAACTGTAAGTGGAGGTTCTACAGACTTACCTTCAACTACAGCGACTGGTTCAGAAGCAACTGTTGCTCAAAAAATTCGTACCGATAACGGAGTAGTTACTGTACAATGTCAAACATCAAGTAATGGTGGCGGTTCGGGAGCAGTAATTGAATTTACACTTACAAGAAGCGGTACTGGAACCAGCACAGTAATTGCAACTACAATCGCAAGTGCTACTTCAAGTATTATAGAAGGCGGTCGTGGATATGATGCTACTGATGTACTTCAAATCTCGAAAGAAGTATTCGCAGCAGCAGTAGCGGCTGATAGTCTAGTTACCGCAACAGTAACTGAACTTCTTACTATATTTGATGAAGATATTGTTGTAGATCTTGGTAGTGTTGGAGCAGGTGATGCGGCTCAAGATTTCACAGGCTTTACTCGTAATTCAAATGATACAACTATTGACTTCGCTAGCTCGAACAAAGCAACTTTAGGTGAGTTTGATATTTTCTTCATTATGGGCGCAAGACAAAGTACAGATAACACAGTTTACAAAATTGAAGGATGCTGTGTAAACGAAGCAACTATTAATTTTGATATTGAAGGCATTGCTCAAATTGACTGGTCAGGTTTTGGTAAGTTAATTACAGAGCAGGGTACTACAACTCCAGCTGCGACAGTTACAGAAGGCACTACTGCTACGTCTAACTTTATTCGTAACAGACTTACTTCATTAACTCTAACAGGCACTAACACAAGTCCTTATGGTGCTTCGTATGATGTAGTACTTACAGGAGGTAATATTACTTTCTCAAATAATATGACTTTCTTAACTCCAGATACTTTAGGGGTTGTGAATCAGCCTATTGGTCACGTAACAGGTACTCGTAGTATAACAGGTAACTTTACTTGTTATTTAGATAATGAAGATGATACTAAGAGTGGCGAACTGTTTGAAGATTTGATTGAAGATACAAGTGCTACTACTAACAGTTTTGGTCTTACTTTCAAGATTGGTGGAGAAGTTTCAACAGCTCCTCAGTTCCACGTAACTATGCCAACTTGTCACTTAGAGATTCCGACTCATTCTATTGATGATATTATATCATTGGAAACTAATTTCCATGCTCTACCAAGCACACTAGAAGGTACTAACGAAGCAACTATGAAGTACATCGGTCAAACTTTGTAACATAGCAAAAAATAATTCTTGACATTGATGGTCTTTTCGACTATACTATGTAATAGAAAATCGAAATAAGGGGTGGTTTTTCACCCCTTTTTCATCCCACAAATTTAACAAGGATAACAAAATATGAGCGATACCCCTATTTCTTTGGCAAGTCTTATGACTCCAAGTAAAACAGTAAAAGTAGACTTTCCAGGCTATAAAGGCTTTACTATTGATTTGTGCTACCTAGCACGAGAAGAAATGGTAAAAATTCGTAAAAAGTGCGTAACCACAAAATTTGATAAAAAGACTCGTCAACCAGAAGAAATACTTGATGAAGACAGATTTGTTACTGAATACTGCAAAGGTGTAATCAAAGGATGGTCAGGACTAAAATATCGTTACCTAGAAGAGCTTCTTTTGGTAGATGTATCAGCCCTAGACTTAAATGATGAACTTTTGTATACTCAAGACAATGCAGAGCTACTAATGAAAAACTCTACAGACTTTGATACTTGGGTAACAGAAACAGTGAGTGATCTTGAAAATTTTACTGGGAACAAATAGCATCTCTTCGAGACCTATTTGAGAGATATGTAAAACAACAGGATCAAACCATTAACACAGATAAATATCTAAAAATCTGTGAACAGCTAGGTGAAGAACCAGATCCCAATAAGATGCCGCTAGATACTGCAGAGTTCCCTGTAGATGTCCAAGTGGCATTTTTTATATTTGGATTAATGGAAGATATATGGGATGGTATGTCAGGAAGTTATATGGGGAAAAACTGGCATAATATTCCATACTTTTTTGACTTATATGAAGTAGAAGATCCAAAAGAAATGATTTATTATTTAAAACTCTATGAAGGAATAGTAATAGGCCATAGAGCAGAGAAGTCAGAAAAGAAAAGAAAATCGGAAGAGAGAAAGAGAAAATCTTCGAGCGGTGGAGGAAACTTTACCCATAATATTACGGGCTAATGGCAAAGAATAAAGTTGAAATAGACGTAAAAGTAGATGATAAGGGCACTACTAAAAAGCTAGGTCTCGAGTCGAAAAAAGCAGCCAAAGGCCTGGAAGATACTGCAAAACATTCCAGAACCGCAGACCGAAATCTAAAAGGTACTGCACAGGCTTCTTCTAACGCTACTAAAAACTTTTCTAAAATGGCACAAGGCACAGGTGGTCTTGTAGCTGCATATGCAACTCTTGCAGCAAATATATTCGCAATCTCAGCCGCATTCCAGTTCTTAAAAAATGCGGGTGATCTACGAGCTTTAGAAGCTGCCCAAGAACAATCAACATCTAGAACCGGTCTTAATATGAAACTACTCACCTCTCGTATTCAAGAGGCTTCGGGTGGTATTATTAGCTTTCAAGAAGCATCACAAGCAGCAGCTATTGGTAGAGCCGCAGGTCTAAGCCCAGATCAGCTAGAAAGACTTGGCTCAGCCGCTAAAAATGCAGCAGCTGCATTGGGTAGAGATACAACTGATGCATTCCAACGTTTAACTAGAGGTGCTATCAAAGCCGAACCTGAACTATTGGATGAACTTGGTATTATTATTCGTCTAGAACGAGTTACAAAGGACTATAAAAAAGCTCTTGATATAACAGGTCGAGAACTGACTACTTTTGAGAAAACTCAAGCAGTAGTAAATGCAACACTGAAACAGGCTGAAGAAAAATTCGAAGACGTTGGTGACAACGTAAACGATATTGCTAGACTTGGTAAAGCCTTTGATGATCTCGTAAAAAGTATTCAAAGAGCTGTTGTTGGTCCTGCAGAATTTATTGCTGACGTATTTACAAAAAATGTGGCAGCTTTGGCTTCCGCCTTTGCACTTCTTGGTGTGAGTATTACAAGAGCACTTGCTCCTACTGTAAATATGGAAAATCTAAGTGAGCTGACAGAAGGTGCAAAACAACGTATTTCTAGTATAGCTGATCCAAGCTCTGCGGCAGGTGCAAAAGCTGCTAAAGGCGATTTCAGTAGTATGAAAACTCTTGAAAAAGCAGCAAGATCAAAAACATCTACGGTTCTTAACCTTTCCAAAATGGAAAGAAATCAGATCAAAAAAGATTTAAAACTTATACAAGCAGACCATGCTCGTACAATGGCAGCAAATGCAACAGGGTTTAAAAAGTACACACTCGGAGTAATTGCTAATCTTAAAATAATGCAAGCAGAACATGGTGTAGTCATGGGAACAATGAAAGCAGGTCTGGGAGGACTAGCAAAGTTTGCAAGTAGAGCCATGAATGCAATCGCAATCGTAGGTATGATTACTCTAGCTGTAAGTCTTGGTAAAGAGCTAATTAATCTTTTAAAGAGTCCAGAACTGAAACAAATGGAAGATACTGCATCAAAATTAAAAAGTCGTTTCGAAGAACAAAACGAGGCTGTTGCAGATACTTTACTTAAATTAGAAGCAGCAGACTCTGTGATGGGTAGACTTGTTCAACAAACAAATATGTTTAATCAGCTATCTGCAAAAGGCTCAGGGGCACTCTTAGATAAAATTGGTAGAGTAAATGTAGATAGTGCATTTACAACCAGTATGAGAAGTATGGGGAAATCTGGAAAGAAACAACAGGTTACAACTTTTAATAGACAGGACGAGAGTCTTGCCATGGCTCAAGCAGGACAGGACACAATGCTAGCAGAGGAAGGCCCTTTAACTGCCTTTATAACCTCTATGGAGATGGCAAGTGAAAGAGCTCAAGCTGCTGGAAGAAATACTTCCGCTTTTGATGCAAAACTTGGACAACTTAAAACTACACTGCAAGCTGCATCAAAAGAAAACCTCAAAACTAAAGACGGGGCTATAGCATATAACCAAGCCCTAGCTGATAGCGTAGGACTTATAGATGAAGTAAGAAATGGGCACGATAATTTATCTATATCTTTGAATGCCGAAGCAAATGCATTTCAAGGCATAACTCAAGCTGCTGAACAATTTTCCGAACTGCAAACACAACTTAAGGGTTCAGAAAGTCAAACTACTAAACTAGTAAATATATTTAATAGTTTTAAGAGCAGCCTTGAAGGTATGACTCAAATACCAGAAGATGGAATACTTGCAAAATTCCTTGATACAGCTGCTTTGGCTAATTTACAAACAGCTCTTGGACTAAGCGATGAAGCAATGCAGACCTTGACAAAAAGCGCGGCTGAGGCACAACTAAAAACAACAGGAACTAGTTTATTATCAGATGCAACAACATTGGCAAAAGGAAGTGCTCCAGCTGAGGAGGCGTTGGCAAAAGCCATGATGAATAAACTTCCTTTCATGCAAAAAGAAGCGCAACATAAGAGAGAGATTGCAGAATTAGACCGTCAACTACTTGCACTTGCACATGAGAGGAATCTAGCTGCGGCAGGTCAAACAACGTTAAGTGTTGAACAGCTTGCGGCAAACGAAGCAAATACAAACAAATTAAGAGCACAAAGAAACTTACTTGAAGAAAACTTTAGCTATATTGGAAGGATTAATGGAACTCTGGCAGAAAATTTAGAGTCTGGAATGACTAGAGCATTTACCGATATTATTCAAGGCACAAAAAGTGTTAAAGATGCGTTTAACGATATGGCAATGTCAATTTTACAAGCTATGTCTAAGGTTGTTGCTGAAATGATTGCAGTATATCTACTAAAACAATTGATTTCAGGCTTTATGCCAACTATCGGACAAGGTTTTGGTGGTGATAATATTGATGCTGGAGGTTCTGATTTTGCAAGACTAACTTTTGATGAGTTTAGATATGGAGGCATTGTAGGGAAGAAAGGTTATTCTACAGGGGGAGTAGCAAGTGGCCCTCAAGGCGGATATCCCGCTATGTTACATGGAACCGAAGCAGTAGTACCTCTTCCAAATGGTAAGTCAATACCTGTAGATATGAAAGGTGCGGGGCAAGTAAATAATGTTACTGTAAATGTTCACGTTGATAAAGACGGAAACGCGACAGAAGAAGGTGCTGATGCTTCTGATATGGAATCAGCAGGAATGGGAAGAGCAATCGCTAAAGCAGTACAGAAAGAATTACAAAATCAAAAAAGATCGGGCGGAATACTTAGCCCTTACGGAGCAGCATAATGGCATTAGGTTTTTTACTACTTGATGGAAGCACAAGAGCTTTACCAGATAGGTCTCTTACTAAAACTACTACCCCCAAAGTTAGAACGTCTATATTTGGTGATGGTTATTCTCAGCGTATTGCTCAAGGAATAAACTCTTTAGAACAAAGTTTTAGTGTAGCCTTTCAAAATAGAACGAAAGCAGAAATAGATGATATTTCTACTTTTTTAGATACAGTAAAAGGTGTAACGTCTTTTAACTTTACTTATCCAGATTCAAACAGTGGAGGGAACGAAGCAACTATAAAAGTAATTTGTAGTACTTACAGCACTACATATGCCAATACTGATTTTTATAATTTAACAGCAACTTTTAATCGAGTCTATGAAGTATGACAAACAACATTATTACAACAGATGCTCAAACTCTGGCTATAGACTCTGGACTTGTAGACCTTTTTGAGCTAGAGTTAAATGATACAACAACCTTGTTTTTCTATGGAGGTTTTGAAGAAGATAGTACAGACGTACAATTTCATCCTATAGGAGATACAAGTAAGAATAATACTAGTCAAGCAAATACCTATACAGTAGTTCCTATGTTACTAGAAGGCATAGAGTCTACAGCTACAGGTGCAAACAATCGTCCTACTATTACGATTGCAAATGTTCTATCTGCATTTAGAGCAGCTATTCAGGCACAGTCATTTAAATATAATGATTTAATTGGTAAAAAACTAACAAGAAGAACAACATTACGTAAATTTTTAGTGGGAGGAACAAGTGCAACATCTCCAGAAGAAATGCCTTACAGAAGATATTATATAGATAGAATAGCTACTGAAGATAGAACAATGGTTCAATTCGAACTAGCCTCCCCCTTCGACGTAGATAATATAAAACTGCCAAACAGAATACTTATAGGAAAATATTGCTCTTGGGAATATCAAGGTTTAGCTCAAGGTAGGGGTGCTTGTAGCTGGAAGGCAGACAATAAGATTTCTCACGTAAATGCCTCAGGCAACGTTATAGAAATAGAAGTATTTTTTGACACAAACGATAGACCTCTAGCAAATGCAACAGCTCTTACTGCAGCTACACTTGGTTCGGGTAATGGAGGTGCTTGGACTGCAGGTACTTATGCCAACAATAAATATGTTACACACTCAGGAAAGCATTGGAGAAGTTTAAGTGATACCAACACCGAAACTCCAAGTGGGAGTGCTAATTTTTGGATTGAAGTAATACCTTTTACAGTTTGGAATAATTCAGCTACTTATGCGATTAATGCTGTAGTTCGGCATTCAAACAAAATATGGAGAAAACTTGTTGCAGATACGACAGTTGTTACGCCCGGCACTGATTCCGGTATAGTATGGAAAAGAATAGATTTGTGTGGTAAAACTTTAAACTCTTGTAAATCAAGATACCATGCTAAACTTAACCCGTTATTTGATGGCTCTGCTTCCCTTGTGGAAGATACTTTAACAAGAACTACAGAACCTTCTTTTTTATCTCTACCTTTTGGAGGATTCCCAGGAAGTGTTAAATTTAAGTAATAAACTAGTAGATATACAAGAACATTTTGAAAAAGAATACCCTAGAGAAGGGTGTGGAGTACTAGGAATTGTACAAGGTAAACTAGAATGGTTTCCTTGCACTAATGTAGCAGAACATGAGGAAGATTTTGTAATTGATTCAAAGCAATATTTAGATATAAGAAAGAAAGCAAATATTGTAGGAATTGTACATAGTCATCCCGATGCTACTTGTGAGCCTTCACCTTCGGACATAAATAACTGTAATGCACTATCTTTGCCTTATTATATATTTAGCTACCCAAGTATGGAGATGCATATACAGGAACCTAAATATAAACAAACTGATTTAATAGGTAGAGAGTATGTATTTGGACAAAAAGACTGCTTCGAAGCAGCTAGAGATTGGTACTTAGAGCAAGGCACTCAGATACCTCCTAGAATGGCATACGAAGATGATTTTTGGAATAAACAAATTGATTATTTTTGTGAAGAGCATATAAACACTTGGGGCTTTAAGAAAGTAGAAGAGCCTAAAGTAGGTGATTTTTTAGTTTTTAGTGTAGATTCTAAAGTTAATAATCACTGTGGAATATTTTTAGGTAATGATGTATTCTTTCATCATGCCGCAAACCGACTCTCTTGTAGAGAAAACTTATACCCGTTTTGGATACAGTATTTAAAGGAAATTTATCGTTATGAACCGTAAGATATACTTAGAAGGAGAAATAGGAGAACTTTTCGTAAAAGAATTTGAAGCAGATGTTTCTAGTTTACGAGATGTTGTAGGCCTATTAGATGCTAATTTTGATGGAAAATTTAGAAAGTACTTACAAGAATCTGGAGACAGAGGGATAGATTTTGCCTTAGAAGTAGCGGGAAAAGAGATGGAAGAAAATGAACGTACTCTTCCTTTAAAAGAAGGAGATTTTACTTTAACCCCTGTTCCAAGAGGTTCAAAAAAGAAATGGCTACGAATTGTTCTAGGAGTTGCTTTAATGACGGTAGGTTACCTTGGTGCAACACGAGACTTTTTAGCATTTGGTGCATTCAGTTCTCAGCAGGTAGGTTTTGCTATGTTTACTATGGGTTTGAACCTTACACTAACCTCTCTTGCTATGGCGGAGGCTCCTGACCCCTCTGTAGATACTTCGGGACCTCAATCTTATTTATTCAACGGTAGTGAGCAAAACATTGTAGAAGGAGACCCTATCCCAGTTCTTTATGGAAGATTAAGAGTTCCTGGAAGACCGGTATCCTTTGATGTAAAGGCAAACGATAACTCAGTCGCAACAACAGGTATAGGAGCTATAGGTAGTATGAACGGTAGCTGGTCTATGAATTTGGGCGGCGGAATGGCGGGGCCAGCATAATGAGTACAAATCATAGAGATACAATTGCAGCACAAGATGCTGGTAGTGATTTAACTAAGCAAGCTTTTGCTAGAGTTCATCAGCTTCACGTTGTTGATTTAATTTCAGAAGGTCCAATAGTAGGACTAGTCGAAGGGGCAAAAAGTGTATACTTAAATGATGACCCGATAGACGATACAGGTAGTAACTATACTGATACTATCATTCCAGGAGATGACGTGGATAATACTCCTATACCAACAGTAACCTTTGATGGAGACCTTACTGTAACAACAAGTATAGTAGACGATAGAATTCAGCCTGCTCCAACTGGTGTTATACTAGGGACGAACACAATAACAATAGTAAAGAATAATAATTTTGGCGGCACTATTACTGGCATACAAAAAGTACCAACAGGTACAAATGTAATTACTGGAGCTACTATATATAAACTTCGACTTACTAAAACTGGTGCTGATTTTCCTGCTGATGTAACTAATATGTTTCCCTTTACGGTTCCAAACACAGAGACGCCTAGTTATATGGGGCAATTGCATGGCGATAAAAGTGGCGCTTTTTTGGGTTTTATTACCTTTGACAATATTAATGGTACGAGCATTGATGCTTCAGGTTTCGGTCTTACTGAATCAGCAGTAGATGCGTTCATTTCACTGGCCGGTAGTGTTCAAAATGAGACTTTTACTATCTCTGCGTTTCAGTGGGTATCAATAGCTTCAGGATTTGGTACAAACACTTTAACCCTTTCATCAGACTATGCTAATGTAACTCCAGGTACTTATGAGTACGGTACTCTAGGAAATTCTAATTCTCAACCTTCAGATATTGTAGAAAATGGTGGACTAGGAAAACTACCAGGAGTGGCGGTAGAGTTTAGAACAGGAGAGCTAGATCAATTACCTCTCACATCTTATGGAGGTGCTGCTTCAGGAGCCCCTATATCTATAGGCAACGGTTCAGGCTTTCAAGCGAAACCTTTGGAATTTAAAGACGATGATAGTGACACGACAACAGCACCTGCAGACCCTGCAGAATTTTTAGGAACAGCTAGTGCAGGTTTTAATCTAACTCCAGCACAGGCTTCAGCCGTTGATGAAATTGACCTTACTTTTTCTTATAACTCACTATATGTAATCGACGAAACAAATGGCGACAAGTTTGATGCTGTTGCACAATATGCCGTAACTTTACAACTTATTAGAAATAATGTAAGAACTAATGTCGAAATTTATTCTGCAGATGACCCTATGAGTCATTCTCATAAGACTCAAACCCCTGTGACTCGGTTACTGACTATAAATTTAACACCCTTTAAACCTTTTGATGACTTTAATGTGAAAGTAGAAAGGCTAACTAGATTTGATGGTCTAGGGTTGCATCCTATAGAGGACGTAACAATTAATCCCGATGGTGAAACAATAACTGTTGTTACAGGTACTGAGGATGCAGGTGAAGATGGTAAAATGCACGCAACATCAAGTATTACTCGACTCGTATCTAGAATCTATACTCCTTTAAGTTATCCATTAACTGCACTTGCTCAGGTGGCTTTTACGTCTAAAAACTTCCCTAATACCCCTACTCGAACTTATGAGTGTTTTGGCAGAAAGGTAAAAATCCCCTCAAACTATACCCCTAGAGGTCTGTACGGAGGTGCTGCTGCTTCATATACTGGTCTGTGGGATGGAACATTTAGAGCTTTTCCTGCTTACACAGATAATCCTGCTTGGATATTTTATGATATTCTTACTAATAATAGGTACGGGTTAGGTGACTGGGTAACCGAAGAAGATGTTGATATTTTTTCTTTATACAGAGTTGCAAAATATTGTGATGAGTTGGTTCCTGATGGAAAAGGCGGGCAAGAGCCTAGATATAGAGCAAACATATACCTAACAAAAGCTACTGATGCATACAAAGTTTTAAAAGATATGGCTACTACATTCTTAGGTCTTATCTATTGGATGAATGGTAAAGTAACGACTATTGCTGACCAATCAAAAGACCCTATATACGTATTTAATAAAACAAATGTAATAAACGGAGAGTTTGTTTACGAAGGAACAGGCTCCAAAACTAGAGCTAATCAGATAGTAGTTAGTTGGAACAATCCCAGATCTAACTATAGAATTGAGCCTTTAATTGTAGAAGATTCGGAAAATATAGCAAATACTGGAAAAATTATTTCTGAAGAAGCTATGGCTTTTGGGTGTACTTCTGAAGGTCAAGCAACTAGATACGGTAGATGGAAATTATGGACTTCAGTAAATCAAACAGAATTAGTTAAATTTTCTACTTCTATAGACGCTGCTTTCCTTGTTCCAGGAGATGTTATAACATTACAAGATAATGATAGACATGGAACTACTTTGGGCGGAAGAATAGCAAGATTTCAGCCAGAAACAGGATTGACTTTAGATTCTACACATAATCTACACCCCAGCTTAATCAACACATCAACTGGTTTCACTACGACTAATGTAGCGCAAAATGTGGTTATGTCTGGAGATGCTGTTCTACCAAGAACCTTTTCACAAGATGAATGCCTATTTGAATTTAGTACATCAAATGAAGGTATGTGGTTGGGAGTACAACTTATCAATGGAGTCTATAATTTAGTATATAGAGCAGGAGGACAAAGCGCTTTTTCTAATGCAGATACTATAGTACTGTCTAAACCTATAGCAGAAATTCCTGAGTTTGATTCACAATCTCATACTATAGTATGGGAAGCTAAAATTTCTGGAGAACTTAAATTGTGGATAGATGGTATGTTATATCTGCAAGGTAAAACTACTGGTGGTGCAGCATTATCCAACTCTAGATGGGCTCCTATTGCTTTAACCTCAGGGTCTTGGGGGAAAGGGCTCTTAGGTGCTGTTGGAGGTGCTAGTATTAATGCTTGGTCAGGTACTATTGGTGCTTCAAACTCTCTAAAAATCTATAATAATGAAACTACGGCTACGAATAAATTATACTTAGATAGAAATGTAAAAATATCCTCTGGTAAGTCTTATGATGTTACTGCTTTGCTGCCTCAAGCTCAGGATGCTTCTCAAGAAGGTGTAGAAAGACCTATGAAGACAGAGACTAAGGCTTTATCTTCTAGTTTCTTATCTGGATTAACATATGTCGCAGGTGTCGCGCAAGTGAGTAATTTAGTAATAGACGGCAGCTGGACTGAGGTACCTAAGTCTAGTTCTGTATTTGTACTAACAGAAAAATTAGCGAATGATGATATAATAGAAGGAAGCGGAAAAGAATATAAAATAATGACAATTGCCGAACAAGAGCAGGGACAATTTACTATAATAGCTTCGGAATATTATGATAAAAAGTACACTGATGTTGAATCTGAGGAAGGTTTTACAGTTGTACGAGATAATACTCTATATCCTGCTGTAGGAGACTACGATCTAGTTCCTCCTGTGTCCGATGTTCAGGCAATTGCAACTCCTAATGTTCAAAATGCAGGATTTTCAGCTGATGTATCTTGGGTAAAACCTTTAAATGCAGATGGCTCAGCTTATAATCTTACCGCAGCTTTTGAAATATACCATAGTATAAGAAATATGGTAAACCCTATAGTAGTTGGACCAGACGAATCAACTTTTAAAATTGAAAACATACCTTACGGTAGTTATCAAATACGTGTTCAAACTCTAAACAATGTACAAAATAGATCTATGCCCAGAGTCTGCGCCTTAGATGTACGACCTCAAGAAGCAGCGGGAAATATTATTAGAGATTTGAATGGTGTGGGTGTAGGTGGCAGAATAACAAAACCTTTAAGTTTGGACGATAATAATTTAGTATCAGAAGCAGGTACTGTAATATTTTCTGCAGCAAATCCACAAACTCCTGTTTTTGGACCTTTTACGGGATTCGATACTGAGAATGTAAATGTACCAATAGGAGAAAGCTCCATCTTATTAGATGCCGATACAAAAACTTTTAAATGTGTAAAACCTTTTGTAGACGATGGTTTAAGTTACTTTGTTGACCAACTCACAGGAACGAGTATAACAAATAGATTTACTCAGGTAGTTCCAGGAACGGTTTCGCAAAATACAACAGGGACAATAATAACAGGTAGTTCGAATACAGTTTTTAAAAGTTTTCTCAAAGTAGGGGATATGGTAAGAATGGGCGTTGATGGTACTACTTTGGCACAAAATGCGTCCGGTCTTATGAGAGTAACAGAAGTTATAGATGATACACATATACGCGTAGATAGATTCCCTACGGGATTATCTTCTTATAGTGGAAGAACACTATTTAAGCAAGCTCTTAGTATTGATAATAGTAAAGATACTATTGTAGGACGTTTAATTAAACACCCCACAGGGGCAGGTTCCTCAGTTCTTACAGGTAATGGACTTCAGGTTTCTGTTGGTCACCCCTTTACAGTTAGCTTGAATCAGCCTGTAGATTTAAGAATTGTACTAGATTTTAATGTCAATGGTATAAGTATAACTAATTTTACAGGTACTGATGCTGAGTTATTAAGTGCAATGCCTCATACACTTACTCTAGGGCTAGAATACGCTGCTGCAGACAGCAATGAATTTGTAACAATTCCAACATATAATAAATTTGAGACGTATACTGCTGTAGACCACCCCGCTACTCCATCATCAAGTCAATTTCAACGAACTTCAACACTTCAGTCTGACGGAAAAAGAGATGCAGCTATAACTACAAATCTTGGTGCTGTATCCTCGACACACCCTCATATCGGAGGACAATCGGCAGAGGAAGGTAAATCAATTTTTCTAATAAGGGACGTTTCGCTTCAACCAGGAGAGTATAAATTTAGGTATACTACTACTTTAACTAGAACGAACACTGCCGATACTGTTCCAGGTAATTCTTCTGGAGCCCACAATGACTTCATTGCTACTCAGCATGAAATCCAAGCACATCGTTTTTCGTTTACTACTTTTGGAACAACTAATACAGCGCCTTTATCTAAGGCAACTACCGCCGACGGTTCCAGACTTACACACGTTAGTACTACAGCTCCCAACTCATTTACTACAGAGATGACTGTAGATAGAACTGAAGTAGATATTTTACAAGCCACAGACGAGCTAGCTTATCATTGGCAGTTTAATGATATTGCTGGACAGTATATAACAGAGAGTATAGAAGGACAAGACGGAGAAGCCGAGTCATGAGTTTACCAACAACAACAACAAATTCCCCCATAGGAAAAGCACTAAATATAAATGCGGGTATTACTTTACTACCGGAGTCCGAGGCCGCTGCATGGTCTGCCGGAGGTTTTACAGCCTCTTTATGGTTTAAGTCAACCACTTCAAGTGGGCAAAGTGCTGCAAAAGTAATTTCACGAGATCCTATTAGATTCTGGGGTATAAGTGTGGTACAAAATGCGGTGTCTTCCGGTAAACAGAATTTACTTATAGAATTACAATCAACAAACGGAACAGTTACAGATAGCTATACAGCAGCAAATGCTGTTACTCTAAATAAATGGCATCACTTAGCTGTAGTTTATACAGGTACTGTGTTCACCGTATATATAGATGCTGTTGAAATATCTTCAAGAGGCAACTATGATTTTTCTGACGAAGGTTATAATAGAAAACTAGTAGTAGGGTCAGATGTAAATGCAAACGGAATAGCAACAACAAATAAGTTTGTAGGAGGTATTACTGATGTTAAACTATTTAGTACGGGTCTTTCTAGCGCAAAAATAAGGGGTATATATCAATCTCCTGGCTCAAGCGTCTCGGCAATTACAGATAATACAGTGAAATTTGGTGGAGGTACCTCAGGAAATAACTTAAAAGTATCTTCAGATGGTATATCTGCGGGACACTCAACTTTTGCAAGCGCACCTTTTAGTGTTACACCCGCAGGAGCTGCAACAATAAACAATATCACTTCTACATCTACCAATAATCCTATTAATTTAGACCCTCACGGCACAGGAGTAGTAACTTTTAAAGGCAGTGCTAGTAGAGGAGCAGGACAACTTATACTAAACTGTGAACAAAATAGTCATGGTATAACTATAAAAGGCCCTCCTCATAGTGCAAACGCAGACTATACTTTGACACTACCAAATACGGATGGGAGTGCAGACCAAGTACTTAAAACAGATGGCTCCGGTAACTTAGACTGGGTAGCACAAACAGGCGGAAGCTACGGTAATTCTGCCGTAGATACTCATCTTAATGTAAGTGGTGCAAGTTCTGGGCAAATTTTATCTTGGAATGGATCTGATTATGCGTGGGTAGCAGACCAAACAGGCGGTGGCGGAAGTGTTCGTACTGTTTCTATTGATACTAACGGTGATGGCTCTGTCAATAATACTCTTGAATCTTCTGAAACACTAGTACTTAAAAAAGGTTCTAATATTACATTAGCAGAATCTGGAGGTGTTGTTACTATAAGCTCCTCTGGAGGAAGCGGGGTTACAGTAGTAGACGTCC